CTAGGATAGGGCCACCGCGGAATCGACCACTGCAGCCACCAAGGCGGGGTCTAGGCTGTGGACCAGCGCCTCCACCGCAGTAAGCAGCACGATTAGCTGGTTGGCCATTCCTTCACCTCCCGATGGTGGGCCGGAGTGTGGGTATCAGCAGTAGCCGCCGGCGTGGTACTAGCCGGTGTTGGCGTAGCCTCAACAGCAGTCGAGGGCATACCCGGCGGAACAATAGCCACCATGCCCGGCGCGCCGATACGCCATGTAGAGATGGATGTGAGCAGAGAAGCGATGGTGGCTGCTACTGCCAGTCCCAGGCATTCTTTCCAAACGTCAATGGGGGAAAAGATGCTGATAGGTAGAGCTGGGATAGCGACCTGGGCGAAAGTCCTGGCGGCACGGCTACCAGCATCAACCCAAAAGGCTTTATTCCACATTTACTTGTTTCCTTCCTTGAGTAGGGTTTCGATCCGGTCGAGGCGCTCCGGTAGCGTGGCTACCGTGCGGGCGATTTCCGGGATGAGCTTGATTTTGTCGGCCACGAAGTCAACAAAGGTTTTGCCTTCGGTAGCTTTCCAGCCGGAGAAAACCGGCTTGTTGTCTTTCCATTCGGGACCAACGAGTTGGTCTAGGATCCAACGCACCATGCGTGGTTCTCCTTCTTCTTGTTGTGGTTGGTTAGGTGAGTCGAGGAGTTCGGCGGCGTAGGCCAGCACGACGTCGAACGGGAAGCCGGGGCCGGGGTCGGTGTGGTCGACTTCCTGCCAGGCTGCGGAGATTTCCGCATGGCCATGAACACCACGGGCACCTGCGCGGAGTTGATCGGCGTCGATAAATTCCAGGGGAATATCGTACAGTTGCGACCAGCTGGCGATCTGTTCGGCGGTCCGCCGCAGCTTTGCGTCGTCGTCAAGCCAATCCTCACGGCTCATGCGCGCGTAACCGGTGAGGCTGATGTGGAGACAACGGGCATTACCGGTGGGGCCGGCGGCATACGGCATGAAATCATCCGTGTTGCACAAAATGAGGTTGCCGCCACCGCCGGCGAGCACGTTATAGCTGGAGCCGTTGGCGGGGTTTGTTTGCCACTGGGCGACGGCAATGCCATCTCGCTCTGGCGGGCACTCCACCGTGTGGACGCAGATCGACTGGATAGCATCGAGGGAGCGATAGCCGACACCGGGCATGTCCGCGGTGAAATCAGCATCATATCGGATTTCCATGTTTCCTCTTTCTTCTTGGGTTAGGGTTTCAGGTACGGGGTTGGGGGCGCGTGATGCGGTGCCATTTGGGTGTTGGCCCCAGTAGTCGGCAAGCACAAAATTAATATCGCAGTCGACGCCGCCCACGGTCTCGCTACCCGGACGCTGATAGAGCACCGCTTCCGTGGATAGGACGCCTCCGCTCCAGGCAGCGGTCTGCCACGCCAAGAATTTCCCGCCCCCTAGGTCGGCGATAAGCGCATCTACAGCGGCCCAAGCAATGACCCTGGAGTGTCCATAGATGCCGACTCGTTCACGCCCTAGGGTCTCGCAGCAGGCGCGGAAATACTCGGATGCGACGCCGTTCCACTCATCAAGGCTGATAGGGAAGTCCACCGCGAAGAACACGGGATGGTTGGGGCACCCGAGCTCGTCGAGTTTCTGTTGGGCCGCCTGGGCGTCGGCTAAGCCGCCAGGGTAGCCACGCATCACATCGGAATCATCTTCTTTTCCGAACTGCCATACGAAAGCGACCCCCAGGCCATGCGCCTGGAGGCCATCTAATTCAGGCCTTTGGATGGGCTTTCCCAGCATCCAGCTAGCCCTGGGCGGGCTAATATAGCGGATCACGCCATCATGGCCGGCAGCACGAATCGCCGTAGCTGGCGGCACGCCAGCACTGTAATCAAGAATTGTTAACAATGTTTTCTCCTTATTGGAAAGTCATAGGCAGCATGGGGTGAGCACCGTGCAAGCCCAGTGTGCGGCGGATGAAATCAATCCCCCGGGGGCGGACACGAGTCGTGTGCGTTACCACCTGGGTGCCGTTCGAACGGGTATAGTCGCCGGCCTTCACCTCGAAATAGGTTGCGTAGCGTTGGTATGGGGTGTTCCGCATATCGCCTTTAGTAATCAAGATGCCCCGGTTCCGCAGCTCACGGAAAAGCGTGTTCTGGCCGATGCCTAGCATTTTCGCCACCGTGCCCATGCTGTAGGAGCCGGTGGAATCAATAAAACAGTCGTAGGCATCCGCCTTCGGCCGAAGCTGCTTATTAGCAGCCTCTAGGGCCAGGCGTTCCTCTTCAGCATTGAGCGCAATTAAAAGAATCTCAGATCGGGTCAACTGCGATGGGTCAAACGCCGGCGCCATGCGGGCACGCTTTTCCACCTCGATGAAATAGCGGCGGGCTTGCCTACCCTTCGCGGAGCGCTGGATCATGGCAATCTCCTTTGCCATGTCCAAAGACACAACATGATTCAACCGCGGCCGAGACGGCATTCCCGCAGGTGACGCCGAACGGTCATTTTTGACCACATAGTCCACACCCTCCTCAAAACCATAGGCAACCATCCGCGGAAACCAGTGGCGATACGACGCCCCGACTTCCAAATACTCGTGAAGGTCACGCCCCAACACCGCCTGGACCGCTTGATCGCCCTCCCCCATGTTCGTAATAGGGATGAGCTGGCCGCCGCCTGGTGTATGATTATTATCTGGTTTCGACATGAAGAGTCTCCTTTCGAAATTATTTTTGTATTAGGAAACCCGCGGCCTCACATTTTTAGGAGGGCCGCGGGTTTCCGCATTAGTGCCAGTTTGTTTGTTAGTTAACGGCGAAATCTCGGATGTACATGCCCATGCCGTACCCAGTCTTTGCTGCAGGGTCCGAGAAATTCACGCTCACCACGCCTTCCTTCGTGATAGTGCACCAACCGGGGGTGCTGCGTTTCTCTGGGCTGGTGAGGAAGAAATCTACATCCCGGGCCACTGGGCGTAATTTCGGCGGGAGGGTGCCTTTCACACCAGCGGAAGCAGCCCCGACAACGGCCCACACCATAGCGCCAATCCGGGTGAAGACAAGTTGACCGTCATCCCAGCGGACAATATCATCATTTTCCGGCACATCAATGCGCCGATTCACCTCCTTGATTTTGGTATCAACATAACCCTTATTAGCAATATGGGTGGCGGTGACGGGATCACTAATATCCGCATTACCAGTATCACTACGAACCATGAGGGAAGCCTGGCCAGGAGTCAGGAACGTTGATGCTGCCGGGGGAAGACCCTGGATATCACGGAGTTGATGCGTGTGCTCCTTGTCCGCTTTCTCCAGCCGGAGTTTGTTATCGGCTTTGTCCACGTAGTCCTTGTTGGTTGCATGAGCCGGCTTAGTGATCGAGGGCGTGGTGATAGCGATCTGCCCATCCGCCCGGGTCTTCACAAACGCGGCACGTGGCGCATCATGATGGATACTAAAATCCACATCCCCCGCAGTAATAACCTTAGGCTCAGCGGCAGTGCCGGTCAGGTCACCGGCAAGCTGAATCTTGCCCTGCACAGTGGCGGTGGCGGGAGGCGTCGGCTGCACCGCAGCATTAGCATTTTCCGCAGCAGCGGCTGCCGCCTTCGCGGACTGGGCCGCAGCGCGCTCCGCAGTGATAGCACCCTGCCAGGCAGCATAGGCGCGGTCGGCGTCCGCCGCTACCGCTGACTCCACTGACGGCCGGTACTGGAAACTGCGCTCCATACACGTACGCAGCGACACCGGGCCAGTTCCCTCAGGGACCACAACCTCAAACGGAGCGGAACCGCGCACGGATTGGGTACGGATCTGCACCAGCAGCGGGCCAGATTCCACCTGGATTTCAGCTTTGCCGTCGATCAGATCGGCACGCACGGGAGCTGTCATGATAACCGCCCCCGTGAAATCGGCGGAGCCGCGGAGCGCTGGTGCTTGCAAGAGCACGTAGTCCTCAGGGTGGGGTTTACCACCCACGTCGCGCAGGTCAATGATTAATGTTCGCATATTTTCCTCCTTGTTGGTTTTATACTTCGTCTCGGACAGTCTGCTCACCGAGGTTCTCAACCTCGTGTGAATGGCGGATAGCGGAAAAGCTGGAATAACGGGTACCGCCGTAACACGTTCGCCAGTTCGCCATGTAGATCTGGATCTTTGCCCTATAACCAGGCCGGTCAACCACCACCGGTTCCGTCGCCAGCACCAGTGATTGCGCATATTGTTGCGGAGTCTCAAAAGTTGCAGCCACCTCGTGGTACAAGTCCCCTTCAGGCGTGTACACCAGAAGATTCACGTCACAGTAACCCCAGCCGGTATAAATGGTTTTCCCAATATGGCAACGGGCGTTAAATGTCCACAAGCCTTTGGCATCCAGCACGATCATGCCGTTTTCCGTATCAAGATGCGCGTTCTTCGCAGGCCCCACCTGCCCCTTAAAAGGCAAAGTCCGCGCCGTATTTGCCTGCCAGGCACTATTCAAATTCACCGTCTGGTAAGCGCACACATAGCCCGGCGCGCCGTCGAGCAGGTCGATGCGGTTGTTGAGGGCGAGCTGACCGGAGAGGCCGGTCTTAATTTCCTTCTGCATCGGTTTGATGAGACTCCCCACAGCGTCGAAGACCCGGTTGAGTAGGCTGCCGATGAATTCCAAGCCGGTCTTGACGACGAAGGTGGCGCCGGTGGCGAGAGCCCGGAAGATGTCGGCGATGCCGCTGAGTACGGTTTTGCCTAGGTCGGCCATGAGCTCGGGTAACCCTTTCTTTCCGAAGGGCATGGCTTCGAGGGCTTGTTTGCGGGCGCGGTCTTTGACGGTTTGCTCGGTGTAGGGGGTGATGGTTTTGACCTGAGCCCCTACTAGTGTGTCCCCGGTGGTTTTTAGCGGGTAGTCGCCGCTTTCGATGAGGGCCTTTGGGTCAGTCATAGTTTACTGTCGCCTCCTGCCGTGTGGTGGGTTCTGGGGGTGTGAGGTCGTCGGTAAGCTGGTTGAGCAGGGCGCGTTTTTCCGCCATGGAAAGGTGGGAGATATCCGGGGCGGTCACCTCTGGTGGTAGTGGCTGGTTGATGTCTACCCATGTGCCGCCGGCTGCGGTGATCCAATCATGGGGGCCGCGGGGCGGCACGTATTTTACTTCCTGCAGTTCTGGGTGGTGGCGGAAGCCGCACCGGTAGAGATGCTCTGACCATTGCCTAAGCGTGCTGGTGGGGACCACGAGGGGGGCGGACGCAGCGGGTCCGGCCAGGCCGATCAGTGCCCAGAGGGCGTGTTCTTCGGGGGACTCCGGGTCGCAGGCAGCTTGGAGAGGGATAGGCATTAGATGACTCCTAGATCATGGATACTGCTCATAGATGACTTCACTCTGGTGAGGATTTGTTCCAGGGGTGAGTGTTGGGCCTGGGGGTCACCGCAGACGCACGCCCAGCCGCGGGTATCGCGGTCTAGCTCGTAGGTGATTTCAGTGACCTGCTCGACAACCACTTGGTCGCCGGGGAGGCCTTTGATGGTGGCGCCGATCCGATCACCCAGGAAGAAATGGCCCTGGCCGCGGTCACCAATGAACCAGGGAGCACCATCGCCGAGGGTGAGTTTGTGGGAGGTTTTTTCACGGGTGTCCCAAAACCCCTCCCGGAGCGCGGCCAGAGCGGAAAGTGTATAGCCGCGGTCCGCTCCGTCGGCGAAGTGTTCCCAGTATTTTGACCAGCCTAGAGTGCGGCTACGCTGGAGTGATTTGAGCGACATCCAGGCCAGAAGGGTGTCTTCGTAGAAGGGTTTGAGGAGAGTGTCTGCGATAACGCCGATGGTCGGTGTGGCAATGAACATGCCCAGGTAATTACCAACCAACGTTACTAATGAGGATAGGGCTTCGTTGACGCCGTAGGTGGAGTGGCCGCCGGTGAGGATTTGCACCGCGGTGGCGGGTTCCCAGGTGAAATCCGCGGCCTCTATACCGGTTAGCGGAGCATCCCGGTACAGCACATAAGGGCATTGGGGGATGGTGCCGAGCCAATTCGGGGCAGAATACTTCACCGGGATATTTGGGTTGGGGATCACTGTGTGTTCGGTGTCCACGTTATGGCCAACCAGTTGTTGGGTGGTGCGGAGGAAGCCGGCCCGGATAGTGCCCCACAGGGATGTGCCTTCAGGATCAAACCACGAGGACTTGTCCACAATGTCGACAACCAAGCATCCGTGCCGGATCTTCGCCCCCGGCCACGGGAGCGGATCCCCTGTCAGGTACCTGCGGCAGTCCACCATCAGCTGGGCCTG